CAATCTGAACTTCATAAGAATAATCTTGATAGAAATAAGAGTCTTGTATTCTGATTAAATCTTCACCTACAGTACTTTCGATACCATCATAGTTTCCTACTGAGGTTGATATTGTGTCAACGACTGTTGTACCTTTTGCAATGTCGGCTTTAACGATTGTACCTGACGCACCACTCGAATCAGTTATGATAACATTCTTTTTGGAAAAGTCAATACCACTTTCGTGTATAATATCTGATGCAACATCTATACCAGATGCAGTCTGGTCATAGACCATATTACCATCACCAGTTTCATCATCTAATAAGAAAGAGTCATTTGCATCTGTCCCATCTGAGTCTGTTCCGTTAAGAACAAGTAGATTACCAAATTCCTCAGTAGATACTCTATCATTTTCATCACTCGTGTTACCAGCTTCAATTACTAGGTAACTTGAGTTAGGATTATTTTCCCTGTATCTGTTTAATAATAATTTACTACCAGCGTGTTGCACTTGTTCGTTATGCACACCCTCTAAAAGTATTTCACCACTATCGTCCTCTTGTATTATACTACCTAAAGAGTCAAAAGGTATTGTACCCTCTTCTATTTTAATATTATATGTTTGTTTACTTTCACCATCTAATAAAATAAATCCACCATCTTCTAATAGTATTCCCTCACCATCATCAAAGTCTAATTCATCTTCTAGTAATATACCAAAAGGTTCAAGAATGTTTGTCCCTTTTTCTAATGCAATCTGTTCATTAAAAGTTCCTTCTTGTTCTTGCACAGTTCTTACAACATCTTCAAAGGTTGTATCGAGAACTTTTGTGTTAGAGTCAAAACCTTTAACAACACCAGTATGAGTTGTCAAAGTATTAGTTGCAGAGAATGTACCAGTAACATCTTTTAATATAAAGTGAGCTCTTAATTCTATCTCTGGTGGATTTGTAATTGAGTAATCAAATCCTGTGTTGTTTACGTTAATGGATTTTGCAGAACCAATGTCATTTGTTAACGCAGTAAGAACTGCACCAGTTCCACTTGTGCTTGTAATTGTAACTGTAGGTAAGTCTGATATATACAGTCCACCATCTGAGATAAATATTCTTTGTATTGAACCTCTCTCTGATGCACCGAAAGTATCTTCCTCTAAAAATAATCTATCATTAGAAGTTCCATATGTGTCATTTGTTTCAACAACTGTATCAGTGAGTAATGAGAAACCAGCATTAGAACCAGCGCCATCTGTTCCATCTAATATGATATCACTATTTGCGTCTGAACCATTTACATCTGTTCTGTCTAAAACAATATTAAATGTTTCTTCTGATACAGTTGTCCCATCTTCTATGATGATTACATCTGTAGTTACTTCAGAGTCATCTAGTGTTCCAGTTTCTAACTGTATTCCACCACCAACTACACTTACAAAACCAGATGCAGATTTAGTATCACTCTCTGAAGTTGTGAAGGTAAGAGTATCTCCAACTTCATAACCAGAACCAGCTGTATCAACTATAACTTCACTTACTGAACCACTGGTGATACCACTTACAACTAACTCTGCTTTATTGTTTCCTAAATTTTCAATTTCAACTGGTTCTTGGTCTGTATGAAGAATACCATTATTAGAAAGTGATGCAGAAGAAACTATAGCCTCAACTGTAAAAGAAACATCAACATCTCTTACTGTTGAGTTTGCAGTAATTGTTTCACCATCTAAAAATGTTCCATCTATTTCTGCAAGTTCTAATTCTGTAACTGATACACTTCCCTCTTGGAACGTAATCGCATCATTAACAATTGCAGTTGCACCAGATGTTTGTGCAGTAATCTTTTGATTAATAATCTCATCACCAGACACTCCAGTAAAACCAGAACACCTTAAAGTTGTTTCTGCTCTCCAGTCACCGTCTGATACACGCAACATATGTTCTGTAGGATAAAAGATATTTGCTTCTTCTCCAAGAAGTATTCTGAAAAATAACTCGTGTCCCTCTCTTGTACCTTTAGCTGCATACAAGTCTTTAATGTTTTTTATTAACTTTCTTTTTGATACACTGGTTGCGAGAGAGTCAGGAATAGAAGTCATCAATGATGATTTCATCTGGTCTAGGAAATCAAAGATGGTATTATCTACGTCTGCGTAATCTAAAAGTTGTTGTATGTTTTGTATTGGGTTTGCACGATAGTTTGTAAGTTTACCTTGAGCCCCAGATGTTGCACCAGTAAATGTTTCATCAGTAATAAACTTTTGTTGTGATGATATGTAAAGTCTTTTGTTTCGTGAGTCCTCTACAAGTATCGTTGCAGTCGCACCAGAGGTTGCACCTGTGATTGTTTCACCGTTGACAAACTGTGCAGTATCCTCTGTAAGTATTCGGTCACCATCTTTTTCATCTAACACATACGCAGTAGTCGTTGTTTCATAACGCACATAACTGTTTACTACTTCGTATGTAACTTGACCAGCCTCAAGAAACTTATAATACTCTTTTAGAAACTTAACAAAGACTGGGTGGTCGGCCTGAATAAAATCAGGCACCTGTCCCTCTATAAGTGGTGATACTTTAGTCAGTAGTTTTGACTTTTCGTCTGTCATTGATTAGTATCCAGATGATGTGGGATAAGATGTGGTAGTGTTAACTGATGTTGTACTTGCAGTTCCAGATGTTGTTGTTGTATAACCTACACCTGTGGTTGCAGTATTATCTATCTGTCCTGTTATGGTTGAATTAACTAAATCTATCTCTAATATTTGATTACGAACTGGGACAACATCAGTTGAACTTGGTATTGCAGTGACTCTTATCTGTGTAGAGGTTGCACCATCTACATTTGACACAGCTGTTATTTTTACTGCGTTGATATTTACCACACCATTTGTATAATCTATTGTACCAGCTGAAGAACTTAAATATGTTCTTGTACCAGAAACTAAAGAGTAAATTCTTAATGCACCAGCACCATCTTCATCAAAGAAATATTCTGTAGCAGTATCTCCATCAATCTGAAAACCTGTTGACGCAAGAACACCACCACCACTTTTGTTGTGTTCAGAGTGTGGATTATAAAATGCGTTTGCAAAATTAATTTTATAGTTTGTAGATGTATTAAGGGAGGGTGTAAAAAACTTACCCATAGTTACAGTAGTTATGTTACTAACTATTGAATTATCAGCATCATCAATTAATCCTGTAACCTCAGAGTGTCTAAAAGGACTATTAAATGTATTTAATGTATTTGAACTGTAACCACTTAGAGAAGTTGAAACAGCTGTTTCTAAGTCTGCCACTCCTAAAGTTGTTGCAGAAGAATTGTAATTAAATGTGACACCTAAAATTAAGACGGTAGTTTCTGGGTCAACAATCACTGGTGTAATAGATGCAACTTTAAAAGAATTTAAATCTTTAACTAAATTTTCTTTTTGTGATGTTGTAAGATTAATACCTGTTGTACTTTTTACTGATATAAAAACCTTACCATACTCTGGTGTGGAACTCACACCTGTACTTGTATCGTAACTTCCATCTTCACCACCCCATACGGAAACAGCTTGTGTGTTGTTAAATAGTTTTCTGACATACACTTTGTAATCTTCTGCTGTAACAGCACGACCTTGTGTTGCATAGTCAAGTGGTGCGTTTAGTTTTATAGAAGAAATAGTTTCTGGTTCTCCACCACCAATTGCATTTGCGACTGTTGTAACGGTAATGCCTGTAACACCATCAATAGAGGAGGGTGAAGAAAATGCTGACGCACCATTAGCTGCAGTTTTGTTTGTAATCACATAAGTTAAAATTACTATGTTACCATCTTCTACTTTTTTACTTGTTGCACCATCACCAAAATAAATCTCGAACTTACCACTTTCTGTTTCTTGTAAATAATACACTGTGCTTGTACTGGACAGTTGTGTTATGTCTGTTGCTTTTGTATAGGTGGTAGCTGTTGTATCAGATGCAGAGTTTTGTACTTTGACTGTAAGTGTGGTTGTATCTGCACGAACATCTGTTAACATAAATCTTTGGTCAACATCATTACTATCCACTAGGTATTTTGTTCTTGTATATGTTCCCTCATAGATTTCTAAACTATCAAAAGGAATTGAGTTACCTGTGTTTTGTTTTGTTACATCATTGATAGTTACAAACTGAAAATTTACACCATCTACAGTGGTTGTGAAAGCAGTTCCAGCAGACATAGTTGCAGTTGCGTTACTTGTGTTTAAACTAACATTGACTGTTGCTTTAGGAGCTCTAGGTGATGCAACCTCATATCCTAACATCTTTGCGTGAGATACAACACTGGAACGAAGTGACGCACTATCTAAAAACATTTCGTTTGCTAACATATTTGCGTTGAACCCAAGATAGTGAGTGTTATATGCAAGGACATCTAACAATGCATTCATACCAGAACCTTCAAAGTCATAGTCTGTAAATTCTGTTTGATTCTTTAGGAATGTTTTTAAATTATCTTTGACATCATCAAAATCAAATTGTGTAACATTTAATCTTTTCTGGTTTACTGCCATTATCTCAACCTCTCTAATATCTGTGTAACTTCAACTAACTCTGTTGGTGCGTTGACCACATAAAAATAAACTGTCACATTATATTCGTTTCTCTCAAAGTTTGGTGTGGTTGCAACTCCAACAAGTCTAGCTCTTGGTTCAAAGTTAAGTATGGTATCTTCAACCTTTCTAGATATAACTGCACCAGTAAGTGGTGTCATATTTTCAAAAAGTAAACCTCTTATATCACCACCTATCTCTGGGTGAAAAGGTTTTTCAAATGTGTTGAGTAACATAAGATTACGCACAGACCTTTTGACTGCTTCAACATCAGTTACCTTGTTAACATCTTTGTTGGACTTCTTACTAAAGAATAAATCCAAATCCCTATACTGTTTTACATTACGAGTAATATCATTATTGGCTTGTGCATCAGTGTACGCAGACATACTTTGACTCCTATGATATTATTTATACAGGTTATCCACCAGCAAA